GGTGTTATTGCGTTAGATGTTGCATACTAATTGTGATATATTTTATGGGTGGCTAATTAAAGCCACCCATTTTTAAGGAGTAAATTATGTGGATAGTATCAGACGAAGACAAAACAGTAGCTTCTACTTGGGGAGCAACTATACATTTAATAGCTGGCGAACCAAGACAAGTTGGACATGACTTAGGTTTACTATGTTTACAAGCAGGTTGTGTAGAGGTCAAAGACCATAAAGAAGTACACGTTGAAGAGGCCCCAGTCGTAGAAGACGAGCCTGTAGTAGAAGTGCACGACGAAATAGATTTACACAGCATGACTAAACTAGAACTAGAAGCACATGGTAGAACTATGGGCATAGAACTAGATAGACGTAAGAAAAAAGCAGACTTGATTGCGGAGCTAGAAGCAGCGGAGTAATAAATTATGGCAGGGACACTCACAGGAACTAACTTATTAAGTAGAATAAAAGATACGTTACAAGACACTACAAGTGTTAGGTGGCCAGAAGCTGAGCTACTAAGGTATATTAATGATGCTCAAAGAGAAATTGTTAATTTTAGACCTGAATCTTCAGCTAAGACTGCTAATGTTCAATTAGTAACTGGAACTAAACAAGCTTTACCTACTGATGGGTTACGATTAATTAAAGTAACTAGAAACATGTCTGATGCATCTGGCGGTGCAACAGGTAAAAGAGCAATTAGAATAGTAAACGTAGATATTCTTAATACACAAGAGCCAGATTGGAACGATCCAACAGTCTCAGGAGACGCTGCGCACGGAACTGTAGTTAAACACTATATTTTTGATGAAGACGACCCAAGAAACTTTTATGTTTACCCAGGAGTATCTGGTAATGCGTACGTAGAGGTTGTGTATTCAGCATCTCCAACAGATTTAGCAAATACATCAGCTACTATTTCAGTAGACGATATATACGCTAACGCTATTATTGATTACGTTCTGTATAGATCATATATGAAAGACGCAGAATACGCAGGGAATGCACAAAGAGCACAAAACCATTACCAATTATTTACTGCAAGTATTGGACAAGGTGGACAATCTGCAATGTTGCTAGATCCTAATAACGACCAAGTTTCTAATATAGGGGCTGTTCCTCAGGTAATGCAACAGCAAGGTAGGTAAATGTGGCGGCCTACTCTTCTTTAGTCAAAGAAGTACTACCTTACGTACCTTTATGCCCAGATTCTTTGGTAGAACAAAACTTACGTTCTGCAACGATAGAGTTTTGTGAGCGATCAAAAGCTTTTATATTAGATATCGACCCATTTAGCACCATAGCTGGTGTATATGAATACGATTTTGATATACCTACCGGCACAGAAGTGCATCAAATACTGTATATGACGCACGATGGCAACGATATGGATCCCATAAGTCCTCGTAGCCTAGAGTTAAACTACCCAGATTGGAGAAACAGAACCGGTAATCCTCACGTGTATCTGCAAAAAACACCAACTACTTTCTGGGTAGTACCTGTGCCAAGCGGACCAAAAGAAATTATAGTGAGTGTAGCCCTAAAACCTACTAGAGGTTCTAATAATATAGACACAACTATTGCGAATACGTACAGAGATGCAATTATATATGGCGCTTTGTACAGGCTTTTACGTATGCCCAATAGGGAATGGACAGACATAGGAGCTGCACAAGAATATTTATTTCAGTTTACGCAAGAAATAAAACAAGCGGAACTAAGGGGCCGAGGCGGAGACCTAGGCGTAAAAAGAACTGTTAAGTACAAAGGAATAGGGATGCCAAGGAGACGGTATGGAAAGTACGGAAAGGAGATCGACTACTGAGTTACCTGTTTTTACTGACATACGTCAGTGTTGGGACAAGATAAAACCTGGTATAGTCGAGATAATAAAAGAAAACCCTTATCTTACTTATATTCCTGAAGATGTTTACAGTGAGTGTGTAAACGAACGAGCGTTTCTATACACTTCATCTGTAGGTTTTTTGATACTGACTATGGAAATAGATCGGTTTACAAAAGACAAGACATTGCTGCTATGGATAGCGTATACTTATGAAAAGGGCGGACATGAGTGGTTGGCCCATGACGAGTGGTTTAACGACCTAGCCAAAGAAGCAGGTTGTAAGTATCTCGAAGCGAGATCACGAGTTCCAGAAATGGAAGCGTACACAAAGAAGATAGGATGGGAGTTAGACACACGAATTTATAGGAAAGATATTAAATGAGTGGACCAAAGAAATCGGAATACAAAGCAAGCGAACAAGAAAAAGTTCTAGCTGCTGTTTCTTTAGCTGATAAAAATTACTTTAGAGAAAAGTATTTACCTGTATTGACAGAGCTAAGAGACAGGTCAACTATGGAGAACTACGAAGGAGTTGCTACAGGTAGAGCACAAGCAGATACTATGCAAGCTTTATCTAGACCTAGTTTAGAAGCAGTTAGATCTGTAGACACCGCTGCTAATATGGCCTCAGCTGCAGGTGCACAAGCATTACAAGGTAGAGCGCAAGGTCTAGCTGCGAAAAGAGGAGACCAAGTAAACGTTCTTAAAAATGCTAGGGGCATGGCGGCAGATGCACAACAAGGTCTATCAAGAGCTGCACGTATTGAGTCAACAAAACAATTAGAGTTTGCAAGGGCTAAACAAGCAAGAAGAAACGCTAACTTTGGCGCTGCTACTAAACTTGTAGGTATGGCATCAGAGAATAGACAAACAAACTTAGGGCTGCAAGATGCCAATAGCGATTTAGCTAATAAAGGTTACTTCAACACCTTGTTAGCCCCACAAGGATTAGGACAATGATTGGATTTAGAACAGGAGGCGGTTTACTTTACGATTTAGTCGACGATATGAGGCAAACCCGAGCTAATTCGACTGCAGGTTTACCGAATGTTGATGACCCAGAAGCTACTTTTGCTCAAATAACTAGACAAGATTATCAAGACTACATAAGTAATTTTAGAGACTTCGAAGAACGTTTAATATCTTTAAGAGACGATGACAGTCTAAGACAAAGAGCTGTAGCAGACCAAAGAAGACAAAACGAAATAGCACAACAAGTACAAGCAAGAAACGCAGAAAGGTATGGAGGAGCTGGATTATCTGCTGCTCAAAGACAGGAACAACAAAGAGCGTTACAAAGGGGCGGGCAACTTGGTATAACAAACACATCTAACAACGCTAGAATACAACAAAGACAAATAAACAACGCTTTGATAAATGAACTAATTGGTATAGGACAAGGTGTAAACCAAAGTTCTTTATCTGGATTAGGTGATGCTTCGGCTATGGCAGCCCAAAGAGCTGCTGCCTACAAAGGTGCAAAAGCGCAACACCATAGCAATATGGTAGGTTTAGGCGTAGCTGCTTTAGGGTTTTTAGGAATATAGGATGAGTACAAGGGTAAGAGCTTACTTACAAGGGTTAGAAGGTAACCAAAGAAAGGCTGAACAAAGGAACGAAGGTATTGTTTCTGATTTAGGTGTCTTAGCTAACAACGGTTTCTTATATCAAGGTGGTACAAACGATACCCAAATAAACAACACTTTAAACGAGAAAGGTAGAGCAGAACTTTTAAAAAGAGATGCTAACGGTAAATTAGTAAACGAAAGATTAATTACTAGTATTCTCACAGCTGACCCAGTAGCAAGTTCCTACACTGATACAAAGAGCGGTAAAACAAAAAAAGGTAAAATTAGTAAAGTTAGGTTTGATGTAGATTCAAATACTAATGTGCTAGAAGTAGATACACCTCAAGGTTTTTTTCCTAAGACCCTTGGTTTATCAAATAGAACAGATGACATAGTTGCCCAAATAAGCGACGAAGATTTATTAGAGATGATTGATCAGTCTATTATCTATAACTCTAGCTTAGTAAAAGGCGGAGACATGCTTTACGCTGGTGGTAAGGCACAAGGAATACGAACAGTAGGAGCTCAACAAGACGACGAAGATGGGATTACTAACACAATAAAAGAAGTAAACCAATCAATGGAAGCAGGGCAAATAACCCCTAAAGATGCTTTTGATATAAGAGCAGCGATAGCAGAAGAAAGAAAAACAATTATTGAAAACCAAAAAGCACAAACTGAAACAGATCAACAAACAGCGTCAACTATGCCGCCCCCTTCAGATGCTCTACTTGGGCCTGCAGAAGATTCTAACCTTCCATCACAAGGTAGAGGTTCTCAAATGGTTCCACAAGACGGTTCTATTGGGTTAGAAGAAGCTAGAAGAATAACTGCAAAAAGCACAAAGCAGACCTACACCCCAATAGGTTATGGTGGCAGTGCTAGTTCTGAAAGTTTTGATGCCATTATTTCTAACGATCCTCGTTATAGAAATTACATGAAAGACCCTAATGCTAAAAATCCTTTTGGTTTGTCTGATGAAGAGATGGATCAACTTACGCCTGGAGAAAGAAAGAGTTTAAAAGGTAGAGAAGATTCACTTTATAACATGAATGTTAATAGAGTAGTTGCACAAGAAATAAAAGGTTTGCGTAATGAGTTGCGTAATTTAGATGATTTAAATATAACTACTGCTCAACAAGAAAACTTAGAACAGTTAGGTAGAGCCGCAGGTATAGATCCAAGTCCAGTAGGTAGATTTTTACCTGCAGATTTTATCAATAATAAAAATTTAGAATCTACTAAAGACTTTTTTAAAAACAATCCTGGTGAGTTTGCAAAATTTTCGAAAGACCCAAGAGGCTACCTAACAGGAGCTCTTGATGCTGCAACACCAGATAGATTTAATTTAAAAGCAAGCACAGGTGACCCAACTATAGACACTAAAGTCCAAGACCTTGCAATACCTGAGATACCTGATCCTGAAACAGACCCAGAAGGGTTCAATGCACATATAACTCAATATGCGCAACAATACCAAGAACTTGGAGCAGACCCTGAGGTTGTAAAAAGAGCACAAGAGTATGTAAAAAAATATGATGTTACTGACGAACAATCTTTTAAAAGTGCACCAGTAATAGACAGAGATTTAAATGTTAGTAAAGCGCTGGTTGCAACAGCTATTGCAGAAAACGCTAGACTTGCAGGTGGTAGTTTTGAAGATTCTTTCAAACAAAACTATAACTTATTTGATGTAGGAACTCCTGGACAAGATAGATACACTGCAGCAGCTACAGAAGCAAGTGTCCTTAAAAACTATGAGTCAATTAGAAAAGCAAGAGTAGAACAGTTATTCCCTGATTTTGGAGAAAAATATAAATACATTACAGATATAGATTTCTTTATTACTAAGAAAGATAAGGATGATAACGTCATTTCTAGTAGGTATAAAGACCCTAGCAAAAATGTAGAGCTAACCTCACAAGTTAGAAATGCGTTTGCTACTATAAAGAACAATGGTGGTTTTGCAGTAGATCCTAACACAGGTGTTGTTAATTATGCTAGCCAACAAGATAGAGCAGCAATGGCGTTGTTACAGGGCGAATACTTCTTAGCTTTAGTAAATACGCAAGGCCCTCAAGACTTTAAAGATAGAATTTCTGATTGGTTACAATACGCAAATGCTGCAAGCAGCCCTGCTGAGGTATTACAAAGGGTACGTATAAATACTAAGATGGTTAATGGTAAACCAGTTATAAATGAAATCTTCTTAATTCAGCCCGCAACGGGTACAGAAGCTGAACAGAGTATAAAAGCTCCAGCACTAGCTTCTTTCTATGGTGGACTCGATTCAGATTTTAGAGCTGCTTTCACACAGTTAATACCTAAGGATAGAAGAGGAGGAGGCTAAATGGCCACTGAGACCGACTTAATAGGTGTCTCCGCCAGTCCTACCGCACCAAGAGGAAACGAAGCTGATCTTATTGGCGTCTCTGCTTCTCGTACTGCTGCACCCCAAGGCGAAATTATAGATGACCCCTTTCAACTTTTTAGAGCTTCTGTAGATACAGGCATTCAAAACACTGCAGCTCAAACAGAAAATTTTAGTGCAGCCGTGAATGCTCTTCTGGGTAGAGAAGATGCGATGCAAAATAATTTGGCTGCTGCTAACAGAGTTACTGAGTCTTCCGCAAACTACCTTGCCAACATGGATACTTTCGAAGAGTTCTTAGATGAACCTACTTTTGGTGGTTTTATAAATCAAGCAATACAAGCAACTGGTCAGTTTGTACCCTCTGCTGTAGCTAGTATAGGTTTAGCTATGACAGGTGCAGGTGTAGGAGTAGGGGCAACTGCTGCTTTAGGTAGAACTGTAGGAACTAAAGCCCTTACAAAAACTGCATCTAAATCTCTTTTGCCAACAAGCATAGCTAAGGAGGCAGGAGACCGTGCAGCTGTTCAAAAAGTTGTAAATAAATTTGTAGCTCTTGAGGCAAACAAAGCTAAAAAAAGACCAACTAAACTTGATCCGCTCACCCCAGACGAAGAGAAAATGATTAACAATCTTTATGCTTTTATTAGAAGTAAAAGACGAGGCACCGCTGCTAAAGCAGGTGCGTTGCTTGGAGCAGGTAGTCAAGAACAAGTCATGGGTACTGGTATAGCTTTTGGTGATTATGCAGAGCAAGGCATGACTACAGCAGATGATGCAATTGCTTCTTTCGCACAAGGTGGCGTGTTTGCTGCTATTGGTTTAGGTAGTGAAGTTGCTGTAGCAAAATCCGTAGCTAAAGTATTAAAGACAAAAGCCCCTAAAGGTATAAATACTGCAAAAGATGCGCCTGTAGAAGGTATAGCAAGTAGGTTAGGCAAAGTGGTAGGTACAACTTCAGTAGCAGAAGGGCTAGCAGAAGCAGGACAAGAAGAACTTTCCGTACAACAAAAATTTAGAATAGACGAAGATTACACGAAAGCAATGGCTAACTTAGATAGGGCTAACGCTTTATTTGCTGGTTTCTTTGGTGGTGTAGGTATAGGTACTGCTATTGGTACACCATCTGCTGTAATTGGTAAATCTTACGATCAAATGAAACAAGGGTATCTCCTTGATGCCCAAGCACAATTTGAAAAAGACATGGCAGGTCAAACTGTAGCAGAGACAGAAGCAGACTTAAGAGATCAGTTTGAGGCCATGGGTATTGATTCTATTAACAAAGATTTTGTGTGGGTCTTAGATTCTAATAAGAAAACTATGGAGAACATAGAATCTGAAATGCGGTCTAAGTACCCTAACATGCAAATAGTAGAGGTAAACGATGTTGGTACTTTATATACCACTAACCCACAAAGAGCAGAATCTTTTTCTAACTACATGTCTTCAAACACTCTTAGTAAAGCTTTGTTAGATCAATGGCTAGCTGACAACAATGGTTACACTAGAAGAAGTGCATCTGGAGATAGTTTGGCTGTTAGAGTTTTAAGTCCTGGTGGGAATGTAGTATGGGAACAAACTACCTCTGCAGAGGGAGAAGCAGACGCTTTAGCTGCGGGTGAGAGAGTCATAAACAATACACCTGGTTATACTACGGACACTAAGACTTTAGATTCAGTCAAAGAAGCACGTATGGATGCTATGCAAGACGACGGGTTAGATGAGCAACAACAGGAGTTAGCTAATATCTACGACGTACAAGAACCTACTGCCGTAGAAGAAGGTAGAGGATCTTTCGATCAACCTATTACCCCTACAGGAAAAGGCAAACAAGTTTGGGCTATACCGTCTACTGATATAACTTACGATCAAGCTTTGGTAGAAGAGGCTAGAGCATTGGTGCCTACAGAGTTTGAAAGAGAGTTTGACCAAGACATAAGTAAAAAAAGATATTCAGAAAGTTTGTTAAAAGCTTTTATAAAAGAGAATGTAAACGACACAACCGGTGCTTTTTATAAGATAAATGAAAACACTGACAGAGGTGGGTTTAATTTAATTAAATACAATATGGGTTACACCCCAGGTGTATCTACACCTTCTACTGCAGATATAACAAAAGTAGTAAACAGAGCAAAAAGGAACGCAAGAGGCAGTCGATTTACTATTGAAACACCTGAAATGGATAAGCCTGTAGGCATAGATATGCCAACTCTTGTTAACCAAGGCAGAGTGCTTGCTAGAAGATTTGGTGAAAGTTTATCTCAAGATGAATTTGGTAGTGCTATAGATGGATTAGCTTTTATATTGGGGTCGATGGAGGGTAACTTCGCTCTTTACTATGATGGCAAACTTGTAGATGACGCAGCTTTTAATGACCCTGGAGCTTTTATATATACTAAAGACAAAGGCAGAGAAAGATTTACCCTACAGGATTTACAAAGAGGCAGGGCAAGCCAAGTAAAAAGCGGAGACCTTGAAGCTGGTTTTGATCCAAGAGAAGACATAAACCAAGAAGTAGTGCCAGGAGAAACTGAAGGTGCAACAGAGCCTACCCCAGATGAAAGAGCAGAAAACGAATTTAAAAGAAGACTATTTAAAAATCCATATGCAAAAGGGTCTACCAAAGCTACAGGCCCCAAGCCTGGTGTTTATTTTAGTTCTGCTATAGAACAAGCTTTTGGAGTTTCTTTTTTAAATGATTTCAAAAGCATAGCCTCACGTACTTTATTTCTAAAAAGACCATATCGAGTATTTTCTGCTGAAGAAAATATTTTAGAACAAGTGCAAGAGGATATTGATGCAAACAAACTTGATTACGATATAAGGGAAGCACGAGACACTATAGAACTTAATAGAAGACGAGTGCAAGAGGGTTTAGATCAGCCAGGTGGGACAGGAGTGCTTGGTGGTAACATACCAATGAAGTACACAGGATTACCGTATGACATAATAATGGTTCCTACTTCTAAACTTACACAAGCTGGCATAACAGAACTTAATGCTGCAGAACAAGGTAAAATTATTTTTGCCGTAGCGCATGAGATAGGGCATTCTTTTTTCACACAAGAAATAGAGGCTAGTTTAAAAAATGGTAAGCTCAGAGATAGTTTGTTAGAAGCTTTTGAAAAAGAACTAGAAACAAACCCTACTACTCAGTACCAAGGTGAAAACGGGTTTGAAGAATGGATGTCTGACCAAGTAGGAACTTATCTAGTAGATCAAACTTTAAAAGCACAAAACCAAACAGATTCTTTCTTTAAAAGAATAGCTGATAAGATACGAGCTTTCTTTAATGACGTTAACAATATTGCAAAAAATAGATATAAACAAGATCAAGCTTTCTTAGACTATGTAGTAGAACTGAAAAAATTAAATATGCTGCCTGATAGAACTACAAATTATCAAGCTAACGCAGAGATAGAACAAACGGTAGAAAAGATAGGTAAAGAGATACCGTTAGGTGACCCTAAAGCACCACAAAAAATACAACAAACAGTAAACAAAATAAAAGAATCAGGGGAAGCTCTTGGTGTAGGACAGTTTATCAAAACTGTTTTATTTGCTAAGGACAATTTACTCAGGGGTTTTGGACCAGCAGGTATAAAACTTGCACAAATGTTTAGAGGTCAATCTCAAAGTACCGAGGAAGTAGGGTTGTTAACTGCTGCAGTTACTCAAGCTAGAGCGAAGATGAATGAGGTACAAGATATTCTAGGTGTGTTTAAAGCTGGAGATATGACACAAGACAAACTAAATATTCTTTTAGAAGCAGAAAGTAGCAAGCCAACAGAAGAGCTAACAGACCCTAGAGCAGTAAGGATTAGGGAGTGGCTGTCAGAACACTACGACAAATTAAATTTACAAGAAATAGGTATTGGTAAACTATCTAACTTCTTTCCTCGTTCTATAGCTGTAAATGAGATAGCTGGAGATGCAGGTAAGAAACAAGCTCTAGTAGAACTACTTATGGAGTTCAATGATGGCCTAACTGAACAACAAGCAAACCAAGCAGTAGAGGCTACACTTGCAGATGTTTCTAGTGAGATAGAAATAGAAAGTGATGGAGCTAAATACAACATAGGGTTGCTCAAAGCAAGAGCTGAGCTGTATAAAAACGTGCCTACAGAAAGGTTAAGACAAGCAGAGGTATTAGAGGAGCCACATAGAGCTTTACAAAAATACATCGACAATACAGTAAAAAGAGTAGAGCTAAACAAAAGAGGAGGACCACAAAGAATAGCTGAGCTACTTAGTGAAATAAAAGATCCTAAACAAAGAGAACTAGCTGAACAATCAGTTATGGCTATGTTAGGTAAAGTAACTCCTATATCAAGTGGTATGTTTAGAGGGGCTAACCAAATAGGTTTAGCTTTCAATGTTACAACTTTATTGACCTTTGCTACTTTTGCTTCTTTCCCAGACTTAGCAGGTCCTATACTTCGTTCTAAAGACTTTGGAGCTTTGCGTACTGCAAGTAAAACTATTTTTAACATGATTAAAAACAAAGAAGAAGCTGCGCAGCTAGCAAAAGATATAGGTGTAGTTGGTATTGATGCAATGATGGAGACTTTCGTAGGAGCTGGAGAACTAGATTACACAAGTGAAAACACTAAAAAGTTTACTAATAAGTTCTTTAGGGCCATAGGATTAGAACAATTTACTAGATTTACTAGGGTGTTCGCAGCGGGTATGGGTAAAGCTTTCTTAATAGATAACGGCAAGAAAGCTGCTGCAGGTGACAAAACAGCTATAAGATATTTAAGAGAGTTAGGTGTAACAGCAGAAGAAGTAAACAACTGGGCTGGTGGTAACATTAACGAAGCTGGTAATGAGAAAATAAAATTAGCTTTAGCTAGGTTTGTAGATGAATCTATTGTAAGACCAAATGCAGCAGAGAGACCTATTTGGGCTTCAAACCCACATTTTGCTTTAGTTTGGCAGTTAAAGTCCTTCTTCTATGCATACGGTAAAACTATAGTAGGAGGTTCTATAAATGAAATGCAAGCTAGATACACGGAAGCAGGTGTAAAAGGTGCAGCTGTACCGCTATTCTTAGGTGCTGCTACATTACTACCTTTGACCATGTTAGGGTTTGACCTACGTGAAAGATTTAAAGTTGGTCTAGCTTGGGTACTACCAGGTGTGAGCCCAGATGATAAGAACTACAGAAGATCACAGCAGATGGATTGGGGTGAGTATACTACAGAGATTATAGATAGATCAGGAGTACTTGGACCGTTTACCTTAGCCCTTCCTTTGTTTATAGAGGACAAACGATATGGAGATCCAATGTGGGTAGGGCCACTTGGACCTACTGTAGAAAAAGGGTATGATTTATTTATGGGAGACTTAAGGCTCAAAGACTTAACTCCTCTTTACAACAATTTATAGGTATAATTAATTATGGCTTATTCAGACACAATAAAATTCGTAGTAGGAGATACACTTCCTTCTATGGAATTTACTTTAAAGGACAGCAACACTGCTGCTGCAGGACAAATTTTAGACACAGAAAACTCAAACACATGGGCGCCTATAGACCTAGCTGGGGGTTCTGTAAAACTAAGAATAAGAGAAGTCGGACAAACTACGTTAATACAAACTATAACCGGTACGATAGCAGATGCTTCAAATGGGAAAGTAACTTGTAGTATACCAAGTGGAACTTGGACAACAGCAGGAACATTTGAAGGCGAGATAGAATATACAACTTCAGGAGGAGGTATACATACTGTTCAGGACTTGATTAAGTTCAAAGTCAGAGACGACTTTGATTAATGTCTAAGTTAAAGAGCATAGTCTCGTTTGTCGACCTCAAGGGCGAAGTCGCGCACGTTGATTTACGAGGTCAAGTTACACACGTAAACTTACAATTTGCTGACCTCTACCTAAATCCAGATACTGTTGATAGACTACTTTCTGATAGCTTTAGCTATACAGACGTGCTTACTTATAGCGTAGCTAAAGGCGTAGAAGACATAGCGTTTGTAAGTGAAGACTTGGCTATAGGGTTCTCTAAACCTCTTACAGATACCGTAGGTGTTACAGAAAGCCTAGAAATACTAAGAACCTTTGGTAGAGAACTTAGTGATACAGCTACTATGTCAGATACACCTGTCGTGTCGTTCGAAGGAGCACATGACGATGCCGTGTCCGTAGCAGAAATACTAACTTTTGCCATGGAGAAAGCTTTATCTGATACGGCTACTATGTCAGATAGCCCATCTTTAGAACCTAATTTAGTTAAAACAGATAGTGTGTCTGTAGCAGAGTCTCTTTCTCGAGTTGTTACATACACTCGATCTTTTTCAGACACTATATCTTTAGACGACAGGACTTCACTTTCAGATCCACTTGCTACTGATATAGCATCCGACAAAACAAACGTAGTTTCTATAGGAGATGTACTAACATACGCTTGGGAAAAAGCTAGAACAGATACTATGAGTATGGTAGAAAACCATGCAATAGCTTTTACTACAAGCTTTGCAGACTCATTTAGTTTTGCTGATGAAGAAGTTATAGACTCTAGCTTAGGTAAGTCTGATAGCTTTAGCTTTACAGATAGTGAAGCATTAGCCACTAGTCTAGTCAAAGAAGAAACAATAAGTTTTACAGATAATGAAACATTATCTACCAGTTTAAGTAAGTCTGAAGGCCTTTCTATTACTGATGTTCCAGCATTAG